ATTCCGTAAGGAGTAACGCATTGAACCCGCAACGCAGAGATTGCTTTTAGTGTGTCAATACAATGTCCTCGTTCGCGAGCTTGCCAATCGTCAGATATCTTTTGATATTTTGACGAGAGATGAGCTAGCGACGTGGCCAGAGTCTGGCATCCTGAAAGTGGTCAAAGCAATGCGCGATCTTTTGCGTACTTCGAAAGCTACGTAGTAGCTTACGACTGGGTGGTGGGGCCGAGAGGCCTCACCATTCCAACTCCGAACAGAACCAGAGCGGTGCTTTATGGCAGATAACTGCCGCCAACATCTTTACCTGATGGAGATACCATGAAACGACGGATACCACCCCACATACTTCAGAAATTCTGTCTCGCATTGAGACGAACCTTCTGGTACGGTGGGATGATTCTAGCGTTCTGGATTCTCTATCATCTGGAGACGTTGGTCCTCAAATTGACGCCCGGTATCTTAGGGTTAGTCATAGGTTTGAGATAGCCTATGCCTACACCCGACGAAATCGCAAGCGCCAACACCAAGAAAGAGGTGCTTTTGAGGGCACGCGACCTTCCTCTCGATTTTCTGAAAGGTAAGGGCGAGTGGTTTCGGATTACCATAGTCTCGGCCAAAAAGGATAAGGCGGGATACTTGACGACTTCTTGGTTCCCCATAAGGGAATACAAGAAGATCTTCGAGGTCTACCCTATCTTCCCGATCGAGAGTAATGGCTTCCGGATTTACTTGCACTTTGCCAAGTCAGATTATCCTTCGAAGGTTGTTTCCTCGGTCCATAAGTTGCCCTATGACATTGTCAAAAGGCTTCCTAATGGTCAGTACACCTTCCACCGTGTCTTACCTCTACCTAACAGAAAGAAAGGGTTAAAATCCGATCGATCTGGTGGGAAAGGGGTTCGTCGCGGTAGTCGGGAGTACGTGAGGACTCTTCCTCATATGCTAAATAATATAGCTATGAGAGTGCGGGATGATTTCAAATCATCACGAAGTGAGCGGAGTTTCCGTAAAAGGAGCACTCCCCGGCCAGCCGAAGAGGTGACGAATGGTACCTACCTTTCTGTACGATGTAATGGAGGGTATAATCCTCCCGTTTATACGGGCGGAAAACTACCTTACACGACAAAGTATAGATTTTGGGCAGGCACCACGACACCTGGCTTCCGGAACTACCCGAAGAAACGTTTGCCAGTAAATGCGCATACGGTCTATCACGCCGGTCGTGTGATTCCAGGTGTATATTACAACTGGCACGATCATAATTACAATTATGATGACTGGAGAATAGACAGACTCGGGTACTGGGCCTCACTTACTTGGTTCGGCGATAACAGCCATTCGGCTGCCGTTCGCGACAAAGCTGTCGCAAGACTCATCAAGAGAGGTTCGAATACCGTGAAAGGTAATCTTGCCCTAACTCTTGCTGAAGCTAATCAAACCTTTAGGATGTTTTCAAACACATCTTATCGGCTTGTTGGCGCTGTATCTAACCTGAGACGTGGAAACATATCTCAGGCGATCCAAGTCTTGTGGCAAGGCAAGTCCCCCCGGTTTCGTAAAGGTGGTGGCCCTAACCTACAGCAGTCTCTAGCCCAAAACTGGCTAGAGTTGCAATATGGTTGGAAGCCTCTGCTTAACGATATTAAGGAAGGACTTGAGTCTCTAGCTCAGTTTTACTCGAGCGAAGAGAACGCTTTGTTCCAAGTCACTGCGTCTGCAAAGGAGATGAAAGAGACAGTTCAGGTTATAAAGGAACCCCTACTCCATGTAACCCCGATCGGGGAGTTGAGAAACTTCCAGACTCAGGGCTGCAGGATAGGTATCCGATATAAGATGGACGATCGTCTTGTATCATTTCTGGCGCAGACGGGTTTTACCAACCCTCTCAATCTTGCTTGGGAGTTAATCCCCTTCTCCTTCGTCGCTGACTGGTTCCTTCCGATTGGACCCTACCTCGAGGCTTTTCGCTCGTGGGACGGACTCCAATTTGTGGATGGTTACCAGACCCAGTGGTTGAAGAATAGAAGATTTGGCTACGTTTCCGGGTCAGTAGGACCGTACATCGCGGCGGGCAATAAGAGTTTTGAATGTAACGGAACCGAGTCGGCCTTTGAGGTTCATATCGTGAGATCGAAGCTTACAAGCTTCCCTCTCCCGCATGTTCCTCGTTTTAGGTCTCTCAGTTCTGTACACAAAGCTCTGAATGCTCTCGCTTTGATTCAGGTCGTATTTGGCAACGGAAGACGCAGGGCGTAGCTTGTCCTAAGTTTAACTCAGGAGTACTTAATGAGCGCTTTTGCTCAAATTAAGGTATCATCCATTCTCGATCTCGCGCAGGCCGTTAAGACGGACGACGCGGCGATTGGGGTGGATTCCACCTTCGACCCCGAACCTCAGGTTGCTGGAGTTGCTCGGTGGGTTGACCGTAGTGGCGGAATCGCCATCGGCCAACCGGTGTTAACCCTGTCTATCCGCCCGCCTACCAAGACGAGCAGAATGTACAAGGTGACACTGAAACTCGTCTCCCCGACTTTGGAGCAGACGTCCGCCTCGACGATGACCGGCATTCAGCCGGCGCCGACGAAAGCGTATGACTGTACCACTGTCTGTGAGATTATGTTGCCGGAGCGTTCGACTCTCGCAGAGAGGCAAGCCCATCTGCGGAAGTTCGTTTCGCTCTTCTTCCCAACCATCACTGCTTCCGATGCTTCACCGTCTGATTCGACGGGTAGCCCGGTTAAAGCGGCGGTTGAGAGCTTTGAACCGGTTTATTAAACCGGTTTAAAAGTCAACATACTCTTACGGGAGAAGCCATGTCTTCTAAGAAGTTTGGCTCTAAGTTCCTTAAGGGACTTACGAGTTACCGCGTAGCACCAGAGGTTACCTCTCGTGCCATTGAGGAGTTCTATGAGGCCCTGGACTGTCCGAGAGCGCTGGCTGCTTACTTGTTATGGAAACATAACGAGCATGAGCAGTTAGCTAATCTCTCATTCAGTCCGCTCCACTATCTTACGATGGAGGAGTGTCGGGATGCCTACTGTGCGACTAAGTTCTTGTCAAAGTACAGAGACTTGTCTCTGGACTATGATTTGGACGAAGTTGCACTAGAGAAATTCGAGAAATTTGAATCTCTCTGCAGGCAGACGAATGTTCGCTTCCGATCTCTGGAGCACGACCCAAAATACACGGGCCGTGCCGTTCGACTGCATCATGCAGTCGTCCGGAAAATATCCTTGATCCTCGGCGAGTTCGACCTCAATAGTTTCTTCTCAAGGCCAGACTGGGGTCCTGGCGCTTCTACGTTAGTAAAGCGTAGATTCGCCAGTCCAGCCAATAAATTCCAGTGTGAAACTGGAATAACGCGGGACCTTCATTCTCTTATCCCAAATGAACTTCTCAAGGAGGTTTATCCTCTTTGGGCAGAACATCTCCTGACGTCCAAATTTCCGGATTATCAGGTGGGAAATAGAGTTGTCACCGTACCGAAGGATGCGACTACTAATCGAGTTATTGCTATCGAACCTGGAATCAATCTTTGGTTCCAGAAAGCGATTGGCAATATGATCGGTAGACGCCTTCAACGGTGTGGGATAGATTTACGTTGGCAGAGTAAAAACCAGATCTTGGCTCGAGTTGGAAGTGTAAACGACCAACTTGTCACCATTGACCTGAGCTCTGCTAGCGACTCCATTAGTCGGAAAGTTGTAGAGGAGCTCCTTTCGGGGAGCGACCCTTTATGGCTTACGACTTTGGAGGCATCTAGATCCCACTTTGGCTGTCTAAGGGACAAAACTGTTTTGTGGGAGAAGTTCTCCAGTATGGGGAACGGCTTCACATTTCAGCTTGAGTCACTCATATTCTACGCAGTAAGTCTTTGCTGCAGTGAATATGTGCGCGCCGGCTCGACCGGCGTGAGCGTTTATGGTGATGATATCATCATACCTCGCTCTGCCTTAGACGTGTTCACCGAGATGATGGGCTTTTACGGCTTTCAAGTAAACCTGAAGAAGAGTCATTTTGATTCTCCTTTCAGGGAAAGCTGTGGGGCTCATTATCATTCGGGTGTCGACATCAAACCAATCTACTTTAAAGGTAGACTCGACTCTGTTCAAGCGGTTTTCCGCCTAGCGAACGCAGTCCGCCGCCTAGCCCACAGACGAAACGCGAGTTTCGGATGTGACGCCAGGTTGCGAGCTGTATTCGATCACCTTGTCCAATCGGTTCCTGGACCTTTACGGTTTAGGATTCCGGACGGGCTTGGTGACGGAGGGTTCATCTCGAACTTGGATGAATCTTCTCCTAGCCGCATGAGGCACGGTATCGAAGGATACTTATGCCACCATGTGGTTGAGGTAAGTAAAACTTACCAAGAAGAGAGAATTGGCATACTACTCGCCAATCTTTGGCAGATGGAGACACGACTTCCAAGTAACTCGGAAGTCGAACGCCAACCAACACTCCAAGCGATTGTAACTACCCAGCAGGCCTTCCAAAAGGCGCGACGTAACTCCGTCGTCCTTAAGGAGTCTGTTAAGGTTAAAGTTACAAAGAGTGTTGTACATCGGTGGTGTGACTTGGGACCATGGATCTAATGATCCAGAATTCTTAAGTCACATGTAGGTCTCGAAAGAGCGATATTCTGCTCTTTCTAACGCACATACCGCGAGGTATGTGCTGGAGGGTATTTAACCCACCAAGTGGATAACGCGCGCTGCG